TAATAGCATCTCTGTAAATTGTGGAAGTGGTTCTATTATTTGTATTATAGAATTGCTGTAGTAGGCTCTAATCCTATCCAACATCTGGTATGCATCTTCTACCGCATTATTGTACTCGACTAGTCTTTGTCTTATGTCTACATACCCAAGCCACACTAAAACAATGTCTGGATCTTGAAATTCGTTAAAATCTCTTATCCACCATTCTTGTGGTTTATCGACATATTCGTTTATATTTTCCAAGCCTTCTGATTTTTTATTTTCCGCTGAGTATATTTCTGGATCAAATGACCAAGCTGTAAGTCCTGCCATTCCCCAAGCTTTAAAATCTACTGGGCAAGTTTCTGGATTCCAATGCTCCCAAACTCTGGTAGTATGGCAATCTCCTATTAGGTATACTTTTTTCATACTTTATTGTATCATTCTATTTATCACTTGATCTTAGGTCTTAGGTCTTATATATTTAATATTTATTATTTGTTGATTTGCTGACCCCCCGACCCCCCTATTGGAAGTATACTATTTACAAATTCTATGTCAAGCTTTTCCCAACTAGCCCCATTGCATATCTGTCCGACCCGCCAGTAACTTTTCTTACTCCGTGCTTATAAATATTTTCAAATCCTGGATGAAATACTATAGACCCACGCTTAGGCTTATAGTCAATCTTTAAGTATTCGTAATAAAGTTCCCCACCTTCATAATTATCGTTTAAATAAAGAGTTGCAGACATAAAATTATTTTTTTCGCCACTTTTGGGATCGTTATAATTGTCAACATGTGAATTTAATCCTCCGCCAATTGGAATTCTCATTATGATGCCGATACTATTCCAGCTGTATGCATGATCAGTTGCAGCACTAACTTTATCTATTATAAAACTAGGATCTGGAAACACGGACGTGTTGTTAAACCACAATGGGTTTGACCAACCCTCTTGAGTTACCCACTCTGTTTTTTCTATATGGGAATCAAGCATAGATAGCTCTTCTTCTGATAGAAATTTTTCTATTTCCCACACACGCTTATCTTCAGTTAAATAATTTTTCATATTATAATTTTACCACTTATTTTTAGTTAACTATCTTTTCATATTTCAGAAAATGTTAATATATTTTTATCTTGTACGATACACACCACAGAAAAAATCGGACATTTTGGATAGACCGCACATATTGAGCGTGATTGTGGCGCATATCACAGGGGTTTTCTAAGATTTATTTGCGACACGCCCGAGAAACGGGTCTAAATGTCAGTCCCCCCTGCTAGAATAAATATATAAAGAAAAACAAGCGGTAAAGAAATCCGCTAAAGAAAGGAGCAATCAAATGCTCACTCAAAAAACACTAGACGCAATCGTCTATGAATACCAACACGGGGGCGTGAAGTCTAACCACCCCGAATTGACTACCTATGAACGCAAGGCGTTGCTAAAGCACCTCTTTAGCCTACCTACCTATTGCGCTTGTTGTGTGAGGTAAATCACACGGACACAAGGGTCTAAGTCCCCCTAAATGTCAGCCCTATCGGCTACAATAACGACATACAACTAAATAAGAATTAGAGCGTGAGCCTAGCAAATAATCCGAAAGGTGAGCCTAGCAAATAACCGCTCAACAACTAACTAACAACAACGAAAGAGGCACTAAATGTCATACGCTTACTCATACGAAACTAACTCAATCTCTAAATGGGATACTATCCAATCAGATGTCGCAGATGCTTACTCATACTTAGATGAGGTAGATGAGGAACAACCTCCACTAGATGACTTTGATGACTCAGATGATGAGGCACTAGCAAAACTATTCGCACTAACTTGGGAGAACTAATAATGACTATCACTTACACACTATGGCAAGGCTCTCAACTATTAGCCGTCAATCAAAAGGCTAGCAAGCCCGAAGAAATCTTAGCGGTAATCGCTGAACTAAATAAACTAGGTAAGGGATTCACTTACAACATTAGAGAGGTAGAAACTAAGTAATGACTATCAACGGATTTGAATTACACATAACTAACGAATACGGATTTGAATTAGATAGTTTCTTAGGGGCTATCTATCTACCTTGGCACACTATTATTCTTACCGCCTTAGCGGTAGTAGCCTACAAGGCTTATAAGAAATGGGGTACTCGTAAATGACTACTAATCGCATACTAACTACGCTAGTCCAATTAGGTATCGGTATCCCCGCCCTAATTATGCTCCGCCTTGTATGGCGTGAGATGATCGAGGACACTAAAGAAATGTGGCGAGAATCACATAACTAACACGGCGTGTCGGCTTGACAAAGTCAAGCTGGCCCGCAAAGGCACGGGGTCGGGCGTGTCGTTACGGGTACCTACTAGGACCCCTGGAATTTTGTGAGATTTATCACATAGAAAGATTTCTTGAAACACGGCGTGTCGTGTTGATAATGTCGGTGTGCTCGTGTATACTACCTACTATAACCACAACGAAAGGTCGATAAAATGACACTAGATGAATACAAGGCTTATGTAGAAGCCACACGCAAGGAAAGCCTATTGAAGGCTATCGCAACAATGTCAGAGGCTAATGATAAGATGTCCTCTCTATTCAATACTAAGGAGGCAGAATAAATGGGTTATGTAGAAATCTTTCGCATAGATGATGAGGGTGCTGGCTGGGTAGATTTATCCGAGGCAACACCTAACGAATTACTAGATTTAGAAATCGGATTATTTCAGGAAGGTGCGCTCTAATGGAGAAAACACAATTTGAAAAAGATTTAGAAATCAAGGAAAGTTTTATTGATTTACTAAACGACATTTACCCTAGTGTAAAGATTGGTTACTCTACTTTTACACCCGCCGAAATTTTAGAATGTTGCGACCCAGTAGCATTTGCGATTGGCTTAGTTGAACACGAGGATTATTTAGCAGAAATGGAAAATGAATGAGCGACTTATTCGGATTTGAAAAAGCAATTCAATTAGATCACCTAACCGATGAGCAAATAAATCAGCTAGAGGAAATACTAAAAGATTATCAATAGATAGCGGCGTGTCGCCTTGACAAAGGTGATCCGCCCGCAAAGGCACGGGGTCGGGCGTGTCGTTACGACATTGTTATAAAATCCCGTGAAATTTGCGGCGTGTCGATTTGACAGACAAAACGGACATATCGATGTGATTACTATCACACCGCTTGAGCGTCTCAGTATTTGGACTTACTGGCTAGTAATGTGAAAATGTCAGTGGGTTAGGCTATAATTGCTACTATCAACAAACGAAAGGCGGACTCAAATGTCAGCAAATGTCTACACAATCGAAAGCCTACTTGTAGGAAAAATGTATCGCTCAAATTCTCTTACTGGAGAAATTATCTCAGCAGAAAAAAATGATAGTGTCTGGTATGCAAATGCAGATACTTACAAAGTGCAGGTACGCCCAATTTATTCTGCACCACTAAATCTAAAAGATACTTACCGCTATTTAGCGGTAAAAACTTCCGATTAAATAAAATCGAAACAGGGGCAGTTTAGAGGGAGTCCTCGCTCAATGTCGTAAGTAAGAACCCTCACACAATTTGTCAGTGCTACCTGATACAATAACTAAATAAACAAACGAAAGGAAAACTATGTTAAACATAATCGACAAAACCGATTTCTATGAAATCGCAGACGAGCAACATTTTTGTTGTGATGAAAGTCAATTTAAGTATTACTGTATCGAACACCTAGAATTTATGGGTTGCTACTTTTGCGGATTTGACTATGACAAAGATTGCGAGGAACAACACTAATGATAAATTCAGTAATGCGAATAGATTGCTCAGAGTGCAACTCAACGGGTCTAATCTTTTTTGGCGATAACAATAATTTTGATGTCGAAACTTGCGATTGTGATTTCGGCAAAGAACAAGATTTATTTTTCAACTAACGAAAGGGAAACTAATGTATAAAATAACTCTAGCCTATGACGGAAATGCCCCACACTGGCAAGGCGATTACTATGATGAAATGGAAGCGTGGTCAGCGTTTTTTAAATTCACCGATTGGGGATTTGCTGATGAATTCTCAACTGTAAATATTTACACTCCCGAATTGAAATGCTATACAAAAAACTTTTATCGTAGCGGAATGGTCGTAGCAAAATGATGACACGAAAAGACTATGTAGCAACGGCAGAAATTCTAAAGTATGCCAGCGATAAAACTCACCCTGCTTTATTTTCTAAAATCGTAAATGATTTTGCGGAAATGTTTGCGGTTGATAATCCGAGATTTGATGTAAAACGATTTCACGAAGCGAGTGGATACAATGTTCCTAAATTCACTTCAAGATAAAGTAAAACGCATTCAGGAATTGCGCCGCAGTAATGCGGCGCAACCTGTTCGCAATAAAAAAAAATACACACGCAAGATCAAACATAAAAATAAATATTCAGATTAGCGCATAAATATGCAGCTGCCCGCTCTTTTGTGGGGGCTTCGTGTGAATTACGACACATGTCCAAATTGCCTGAAATTCTACGGCGTGTCGATTTTGATATGTCAGTTCATTCTGCTATAATTTCCGTATCTACCAACGAAAGAGGTCCATTATGGAACTATTTACAGTATCTTGCTTGAACTATGAAATTTGTGGCGCTCAAGAAACTTTTGACAATGATTCAGAATATGAAATTTATGGCGATGATTATATCTGCGCTGAATGCTATGCGTCTGAGGAAATGGAATTCTTTGAAACTATTGGCTGGTCTGATTCTGACGCTCTAGCGTCTGCAGGTCACGGTATGGATGAGGATTACTAATATGTCAGAGGCTACCGCTATAATTACCCCTATGAAACTAAAACGCTCTAACGATAGAAAGGTGGCTAACCTTGTCACAAAAAATGGAAAGCAAGCCGCAATTGCTAACACTTTCGGATTACCTGCTGGAAAAGCTTACTCGTGCCCTGGTGCCACTAGTATTTGTGAAAGCGTTTGCTACGCAGGAAAACTCGAAAAGTTATTCCCTGGAGTAAAAACTAATTTGCTACACAATTGGGAATTGCTACGCAATGCCGATATGGATACAATGCTTATTCTATTAGATGAGATGATTGTAGAATTTATCGCCGATTGTGAAAAGAAAGACGCTCCTAAGTTATTCCGTATCCACTGGGACGGGGACTTCTTCAATGATACTTATACATATGCCTGGAAAGTAATTATTGAAAATCATCCCGATGTTCAATTTTGGGTTTATACTCGTGTAAAATCTGCAGCGCTTATTCTAAAGGATGTTCCTAATCTATCTCTTTACTATTCCACCGATGATGAAAATAAAGAAATAGCATTCGATTTGAAAACTAATTCTAAGGTCCGCCTTGCTTATCTAGGAAAGACATTCGCTGCAACCGAAGACACAATGAAAGAATTGACTGGCAAGCCTGGCGCTAAGTGTCCTGAGAATATGAAGAGTATTCCTCTTATCTCTAGCAATGGGTCCGCCTGCGTATCTTGTGGCCTATGCGTATACGGTAAAGCGGATATTAGATTTTCTGCGAGTAAAAAATGATGTATGACATTCTCGGATCCTTAATTGGAATTTTATTAATTGCATTCTTATTCTCACCAATTGTGCTAGCCGTGTATATGTGGAATGGTGCAAAATTTGATAACGACAATGACGGAAAAGATGATTTGCCTAATCGTTGGTAGCGGCGTGTCGGCTTGACAAAGTCAAGCTGGCCCGCAATATTGTGGGGGGTTATCCACAGGCTTACGAGAGTTATCCACAACCCCTGAAATTGTGAGATTTATCACAAGACTTATGCGGGGAATGGATTAGGTAATGTCAGTGCCATACGCTATAATTGCTACTATCCAACAACGAAAGGTAACAAATGACATCAGTAGAACACTCACTCAAATTCGTAACTGAGTTTGACGAAACACATCCTATCGCACAACGATTTTTACAATTAGATGAACAATCACAAATTGCTATGCTAGAAGGAATGCTAAAAGATTTATTGGTATCTGCAATTCAGCCAGTAATTGACCACATCAACGAAAACGGCTCATACGCAATTCTAAAGGTGGCTAACTAATGGGATACACGACAGCGTTAGATTTATCAGACTTAGGATTAGAGCAAGGTATCTCTATTCACTTACAAGGTAATCACTATCCACCCGTTCCACTTTCTATGGTGCAACCTTGCATCGAAGCGATAGACGCTTGGTGGGATGGCGATAGCGATAAATTGATCGAAATGCCTGAAGGCGTATCTTATCGTGGAGATAAGTTTGCACCCGCTCACGCAATAATTGACCAACACCACTTACACGCTTGGCTACAAGAAAGTGATTAGCATCACACAATAACTTTCTCAAATACTGAGACAGGGCTAGACTAATGTCAGACCCCAATGCTACAATACTACCTAACAAAGAAAAGAGGCAAAAATGACAATAGAAGGAAAACTCTATCAGGTCGGCGATTTATTCACCAGCCTAAAGTCAAAAAAGACAGGTGTTATCAAAGAGATACACCCACAGGCATCTGGCTCGGTGCGTGTGCTACTGGAACTACCTAGCAGGGAAACTCGCTGGACTTCAGTATCAGCCAAGACACTACTTGGCTAATAAGACGGAGGCATACACCATAATCGGGTGCTAAGCCACGAAACAGGGACAGTTTAGGAGAGTATCTAGTCCAATGTCGTAAGTAAGAACTCTCCCCCCTTCGGGGGAAATGTCAGACCCCCCTGCTATACTATCCATAACAACAACCAACCAACGAAAGGCAATAAATAAATGAGCAGACAAATCACAGTAAAGGTCGCAACGACCAAAGTAATCAAGGCACTAGAAACTCGTCTAGCAACACTAGAAAAAGACTATGCTACACAAGGCGCAAATGAAGCAAAGTATCAAAAGTCAGTAGAAGCGTGGCGCAAGGAAATTGGTAAGTGGGCTATTGCTAACTTCTCAAAGGCTGAGAACCTTCGCACAAACTATCGTTCTTGGAACAATACTCTAAATGTTGATTTTGACATCATCACAAAAGAGGGAACTTTTCCATCAGAACCTGAAAAGGATTTTGAGGTTATCCATCAGCACAGTTATCGTGAGATGAAAGAGGACATCACCAATGCTCTCACAATTCTCAAAATGACAGATGAGGAAACAGTAAATGCTTCCACAATGAAGCAGATTGCTAAGTATCTCTAAATAGGTTTTGGGGGGTTAGCACACAAAGTCTAGACACCTGAACCCAAACGACCTGAGTAAGTCGCCAAACTGCTCTCCTTCGGGAAACTACTAACAAAGGTAATACAATGGCAAATCGTTTCAGAGTAGAAATCTACGATGCAAACAAAGCAAATGACATCACGATTTATTCAGATCAAGGTGTTGATAAAGAATACTTAACTGAATTAGTATTCAGCAACATCAGAAACTTTAGCGGAAAGATTAACGCTTATGTTTTTGATAATGTAAAAAAGAAAAAAACAACTGCGATGTTTCTTGATGAGACCACAGTTGAGTTTAATAAAAATCTAATTAGCAATGCTAAAAAGGTAGAGGTGGGGATTTAATCTCCAGCTCGGCCCCCGCTTTTGTGGGGTTATCCACAGGTTTACGAGTGCTTGTGGATAACCCTGAAAGTTTGTGAGAATGATCACACCGCACAATTGGGACAAATGACTATCTAATCTAGACAATGTCAGTGCCACCTGTTATACTAGGTCTAACAAACAAACGAAAGGTAAAAAATGGCTCATAATCTAGAAATGGAAAACGGCGAAGTTGCATTCGCACTTCGTGGCGCACCTGCTTGGCACAACCTAGCAAATCGCATCTTTACAAAAGATGAGGAAGTTACAACTGCAACAATGCTTGAAGAAGCAAAGTTAGCAAATTGGAATGTTCGCTTATCTCCAATCACCGAACACATTCCAGAATCTTGGAATGATGTTTCAACTGCATCTCTTGTCATTCGTGATAACCCATTCAACAAGGGCGTAGATGTTCTCGCAACTGTCGGCAAGCGTTACAAGCCTGTGCAAAATGAAGAACTATTTGCATTCGCTGATGCAATTCACGATGCCAATGCTGATTGCCGTTGGGAATCCGCTGGCTCACTAAAGAAGGGCAAAGTGGTTTTCGGAACTGTGGACATTCCACGCACAATGGTTCTTGACCCACAAGGCGCTAACGATGAGACAAAACTTTATCTCATTGTATGGACTTCACACGATGGTTCTGTTGCCGTTCAAGCAGCCGTTACTCCTGTTCGTGTTGTATGCCAAAACACATTGAACCTTGCAATGCGTAATGCTAAGCAATCATTCAAGATTCGTCACACACAATCTGTTGATGGTCGCATTCAAGTTGCTCGTGAGACTCTCGGTCTTGCTCTTGGTTATTTTGATGAGTTTGAAGTTGAGGCGCAAGCACTTTTCAATCAAGCAATCACCGATGCTGAATTCTCAAAGTTGATTCAGACAATTTATCCAAAGCCAGAAAAAGATGCTAAGGGTGCAATCAAGAAATGGGAAAACAAAGTTGTTCTCCTTGATGACCTTTATCATAACTCACCAACTAACGCTAACATCAAGGGAACAAAGTGGGGTGCGTTCAATGCACTAACTGAGCGCCTTGATTACTATCGTTCAGGTCGTGGCAATGGTGAAACTCTTATGGCTGGTGCATCAGGATTTGACCCAGTTCTAACTGCTGAGAAAAATAAAATCAAGAAATTGGTTTCTGCTTTCTAAATAAATAAAATCCTGAGCAAGATTCTAAACTGCTCACATTTTTTGGTCTGTTAGCTCAGTTGGTTAGAGCGCTACCCTGTCACGGTAGAGGTCGACGGTTCAAGTCCGTTACAGATCGCAAAGCGCCCGCAATATTAAGGGAAAAAAAAGTGTGTTACGTCTCACATAAAAAAAACCCTGAAATCTATTGCGGATGTCAGTGGCGTCGTGTACAATACTCCTATACAACAACGAAAGAGGTAAATATGTCATATGAACGGACAAAGGGCTATACAGGAAATATCCTGGATGGCAAGAAGCTTGCTAAGATTGCAAATGATATTTATCGTGCACAATATAGCAATGACTTTAGCGAATGCACGGTTGATAACTTATTACTAATTGAATTAGAAGAGAAGAATGTATTTGGGGATCCTAAGTATGCGGTCATATGCTCTGAAGGCGTTGGCTGGGAACAAGATACATATGGTTGTCTAGAAATTCCTACAAACATTGGGCAGATGGGGCTATGGAATGGAAGAGTCTTTATCTCAGTAGAGACTGTCAAGTCTTGTCAAACTATCTTTAAAGAGGATATATCAGATTACATTAGGACCTTTGGCTCCCGCCTTGATTCTAACTGCTCCCTATGGCAGTCCAAAATGTCAGTGGAACCTGTTACAATACTCGGATGAGCACAGACCTAGTATCAACCAAGTATACATTTGCCTGCGACCCAGATGAATGTGATTGTTTAATCGAACTAACATCATCAGATGGATTTGGATTCCCGTCAGGTGTGATGCAAATCACTTGCCCATGTGGCCGTAAGCCAGTCTTATTGTCAGTGGTCACTGATACAATTGCTCCAACAACCCAAACGAAAGAGGAAACAATGGAACCAACTACAACACCAATCCCCGATACCTATAACCCTAACTTATTGGTTACCTACAAAGTAATCCGTGGTTACTCTGATGCAGAATACGCAACAGATAAGGTTACATCTATTGAATGGGACTTGCACAACTCTAGAACTAATTCTAAAATGATTCAAGTTCTAAATTCTAAAATTGACACAGTCAAAGATATTATCACTGAGGCATATGCCGATTCAGATGACCAAGAAACACTTCGTTCAATTGCTGAAGCACTTGACATTCCATTGACACGAACAGTTGAGTGGTCTGCATCTGTTGAGGTTAGCGGAACTATTGAATTAGATTTGCTTTCTGATTATGACACTGACATTGAGTCAGAGATTACAGATGCTCTTTATGTTGAAGCACAGAACGGCAACATTGAAATTGTTGACCAAGAAGTATGTAATGTGCGTGAGAACTAATGTACTTTGAGTTGACCGCTCCCGATAGGCTATCTCTTGAGATGGCTTATTGGGATGCACAAATCACAGGGCTTGACCCTGAATTTATGCCGCCATTGACATTCAACATTGGAACTGGTAGTATTGAGAAAGTTAGTCGCATTCGTGATAAGTATAATTTAAAAGAATCATACTGGTCAGATAAAGAAGCGACAGGATACTAGGAGATAAAATGTCAGACTACAAAGATGGATTTCAAGACGGGTACAAGTTTGCTCGTGAAGAAATGATGGAGAAGTTATCAGAGATTGATATCGCTGACATCGACTCTTGGATTCTTGACCGTCTTTCTGAGATGATCGAAGGTGGAACACTATGATGGCTGAATGGCTTAAGTGTGATCAATGTGCAGCTCAGGCAATGTGGGAAGCAAAGAAAGATGAGATGTCTCTTTATTTTTGTGGACATCATAAGAATGAACAAGGCGAGCCCCTTGTGGACTGGGCCGAAGAAATGGTACAATTACTCAACTACGAGCAACAACTAACAAAGGCGGAATAAAATGGGCGACAGAGCAAACTTTGGATTCAGAGATTCCAAGGAAAATATTGTATTTCTATATGGACACTGGGCAGGGCACCGTATGCTAGAGAATTTAGCGGACGCCGTGCAGATTGCACATCCACGTTGGAATGACGAGGCATATGCAACACGTATTACTATCAGTCAAATGATTGGTGATGAATGGGCTAGCGAAACAGGCTGGGGCATTAGCGTTAATGAATTGGCCGACAATGAGCACAAGGTCCCTATTATTGATTGGAAGAATAAAACATTTACATTAATGGAAGAGGACCTACAAACTGTAGTCTTCAGTACAACATTGGATGCATTTGTTGCTAAGTATTCCAGTCAACTAAGTATGGTATAATTAATCCAGGACCTATGGTCTTGGTTTTAATATAGAAATGAAATGGTGCGTCTAACTAGTCTACGGGCCAGGCGCTAAGTAAAGCGGTTTATTTCTTTCGTTGGAAATCTAGCAGCCATATTCATAATCCCCCAGGTAAGATCTGGGGGATTTATTTTTGCCCGCAAAAGCTGAGGGTAGCATATCTCTTTTACGAGGTCAATAGCAAAACTCCTGAAAATTTGTGATCTTGACCACATAGCTTGGAAAATGTGGTGTGAAACACACCTATTTGCTATTCCAAATGTCAGTGGTCCATTGTATAATTGGAACATATCAACGAAAGGATATAAAATGCCAAATTGGTGTTATAACACTTTAACTATCCAAGGACCTAAGTCTGAGGTAGATATGATTAAAGATAGATTGAATGCTCCATTTACATTAGCAATGGAGAATCACGGTATGGGTGATATCTCTTCTATGGGTTTCCCCACCAAAATTAAACAGGTAACTTATTCTAATCCTGTATTTGCATTCCACAATATCCACTCATATAAGGATGAGGGTATTACTGATGAGGAATATGCCTGCCAACCTAATCGTGGTGATATAGATATTCAGAATGACCCTGATTGGTTCCGCAAATCTATTGAGTTTGCTAAGACTCAGAAGGATTGGTATTCGTGGAATAATTCTAATTGGGGAACTAAATGGGATGTTGCCGTATCAGATGATGAGAAGTATCCTAATACAGAATTGCTTGAATATAAATCAGAAGGTGATGACAACTGGCTTGTATATAAATATGAGACTGCTTGGTCACCTGCTGTAACTATCTTAACTAAACTATCTAATCTTGTTCCTAACTGCCTGCTTACTTTAGAGTTTGAGGAAGAAACAGGTTGGGGTGGAGAGTATGAGATTGTCCGTGGTGAAGTAAAAGAACTATTAGAATATGAGAATCGTTGCTATGCTTGCCAGTCTTTTGATACATTGTCTTATTGTGAAAATGACTGTGGTGAATTCTGCTTAGAGTGTGGAGAAGGCTCTTGGCAGAATGAAGTGGAAATGGCAGAATGTCAGACCCATATGGTAGTATTAGCAAATCAGAAAACCTACACACAGGAAGAGGCACTGAATGTCTAGTTTCTTAGAAAATGAAAATCAAATGTTGATTGACGCAATCTATTCTGAAATTGGAGAACAACTCGTTGAGGATTGGGTTAACTCTAATTTAGATGAAGGGCAACTATATGCCGATTGGTGTGTTGCCGATATGTCTAACAACAATTATTTAAAAGGCAGATTCAATCAGTTTTATAATTTAACTCCAACAGATAATTATTATCTACAATGGGATGAGGAAGCGTAATGACATACTATAACTTCGTAATTAAATTACACGGTGCCGTTGGTGCTAATAGCGAAGAAGAAGCAATTGAAAAAATCAATGGACATCTTGATGACCTTGGTCAAGTAGAAAGTATTATTAAGTATGACTTAGGTTGGCCTGAGACATCTTGGGAATTGGAGGAACAGTAATGTTAGGCTATACAATGGATGATCTTGATGATATGAGGGCTGTTGTTACTAAGGCTTTGTATGATTCTAAGGGACTGCCGACTGAAAAGTCATTAGAAAAGACAGCAGACTTTCTAGATGGACTATGGGCGGAGGGATACTTTGACTAAGTCATCAGCTTTTTTAGAGTATATGAAGTTACATCTAATTAGTCTTAACCAGGACTTAGAGGGTGATTATAATGTTCAATCTAAGATTAATATCCAGGGACAAATTATGGCAACCGAGCATTTATTGTCAGTGGCAACTGATATAATGAACTCTTCTAACGAAAGGTATAATAATGAATATAACATCTAGAGAAGTTACTTATCGTTCCGCCGTCGAACAAATATTTTTTGAGGACGGGACTGAATTGGTAATAACAATTGGTGCTCCTGCCGAAGGCGGAGGAGATATCGATATTGAATATGATTGGGTAGAAGGAAAACCTGATTGGGCAAACAACTTAAATGAATCAACACTAGTGAATTATGAGGTAATCTAATGAATCAAGAAGACATTGGTCTACCACCACATTTACAGCGTATGGTCAATGCTGGAGTATCAGGCCTTGACATTATGCACGGAGAACTAAAGAATCTAATGCTCATTGCTGAGCAAGACTTGGCAGACGCATTAGAGCAGGAGGAATTGTCTGAAGAGGCAATGGATTCTATGGTCCGAACAGAATGTGAAGGACGACTAGATACTCTAACAGAACTATATAATCTAACATACCAACTATCATTTGCTATAGGAGAAAGGCAAGGGCAAAAATGACTCATTATGAGCCAAGCTTGGAAATCCTGGAAATGGAATACTCTTGCTCACCTGGAGGAGTAGATACATTTGAGGTATATGATAAATCTGATATACCTATGTCTGTACCAATATATGAGACTGAATCTTTGACGGATGCTGTGCTCTACTGTTATAATTTGGGGAAAGACTTTACTGTCAAAACATTAGCGGAATGGAATGAAAGGGAGTTAGCATATGAAGCCACAAGATAAAGATAAACTCAACGAATGTTTAAAGATTCTTGATACCACCGACCTTGGGTTATCCCTGGTTTGGTTGTGGACTTGGTCTACCATTAACAACATCTTTGAAGATGAGACCTACAAGCAGAACTGCACCATAGATGAGATGTGGGACCACCTCTGTGAGGCTGTGGAGGCGGGCCAAGGCTTCTCTCTGGAGTACGGGGCAGAACAGCACAATGATGATGTCCTTGAATGGATGATGAACCGTGAGTACATTGTAGACACAATGTTTGAGGAAGAGGAAGAGGACGAAGATGAGGATGACTGATCAGTACATCAA